TCTAAATTAAATAAAGGATTAGTAGATAGAGTTATTACTACTAAATTAGATGCTAAAAGTGTAGGATTACCTGAAAAAGGTGCTAAAGACGATCCTGAAACTTTCTTTAAAGAAAATATTATTCAACAAAATGGATATTTAAAATCTCTTTATAAGGATTATTCTTACCAAAAAGATAATGTTAGTGGTTTAAAATCTATAAGTCGTGATATTGCTTCCTATGTAACAGGATACACAGCAGAAAAAGAAATAACACCTTCTCCTTTCTTTATCCCATTTAACCTATCACTACAGATGGATGGACTTTCAGGAATGAGAAATTACGAACGTTTCGCTATCTCAGAAAATGTATTACCTTATAGTTATAGAACAAGTAATGAAAATAAAGGGGTAATTGATTTTCTTATTAAAGGTATTTCCCATTCTATTTCAGGAAACAAATGGACTACAAAAATTGAAAGTTTAACAGTATCTTCTAAACGTGAAGGAGTTACCGAAGACACTTCAGCTAAAGATTTATCAATGTTAGGTAATACAAATAACAATAACTAATGCCTTACTATCCTAAAAATAGAATCCAAACTAATCTATACACAAATGGGGATGAATTTGTAATCAAATCAAACCAATCTCCATATGAGGGATATTACTATAAGCTTTATAACGGTGAAATCTACACTGGTAAAAACCCTAATGATGGTAACCCTAAATTATTAACCCCATCTACAGAAGTTAATTTAGATAAAGTAAATAATTCTTTATATAATACTGAAGCTGAAGAGATTACAATTAATAATATTGAGTATAGTAATTTAAGACCTAAAACATCATTAACTAAAAAATTACCTACCCCATACTACCCCCAACCTACAGAACAAGATTATAATTTAGGAGAAATTACAAGATACTTTGCTAAAAAAATAAACGAAGCATCTTTTATTGAAATTAGTAAATCCGATTATGAAAATTTCAAAAGCCATAATGATGAATATTTTTGGGTTTTATATGATGTTGCTTTAACACCATGGGAAATTAGTGGATTAGAAAATAAAGTTGTGAATACTAATAGAGATTTAGTAACATTAGTAGAAATTAAAAGTAAATGGCCTGGGTTTATCAAGTATATTACTTTAAACGGTGGGTTTAACAAATTTTATAAATAAGGTTGTTTTGTAATATTTTGGGTATTATATTTACACCCAAATTGGTTATAAATGTATTGGCTCATAGAGACAGAAGAACAAATTAGTTATTTAATTAATCGAGGTTTTAAAGAAGCATATATTGAGATTATTCCGTTCTCAAACAATGTTCACCCCGCATTAAATGATATCTCTCTAGTTTATTTTAGACCGTCTATAGAACGTAAGGGGTTTATGTTATGTATTGACCATAGCGAAACCTTAAGCATTGAATTGACACGAGTAAACGAGTTACTACAAGGAATAGAGCGGTTATACGTGCAAGATAAGAAGAACGCATTATTTTATTTTCCCATTAAAGGCTTGCTCGACGTAGATTTAATCTCTAATCCGTATATACCAGAACCAACAGCAACCCACACAATTTTATCATCGCGTCTTAAACACAGAACAGATATTAATCGCATGATTCCCGTGGTCAAGCATTATGAGGTAAGTGAGACAACATATAACGCAATTAAACACACGTTTGATGCACCACGGCCGTTGCATTTTGATTTTTATAATAATCAAGCTACGTTTGCCTTTTTTGGTATAGAGGTAAATGGACTTAAAATAGATAAGAATGAGTTTAATAAACATTTTCCCGAAACAGAAGAAGATTTCGTATACACGCAGTATAACTTTAAAACACTCACCACTAGACCATCAAATAGATTTGGAGGAATTAATTTCGCGGCTCTACCTCACGACAGTGGGGTCCGAAAAGCCTTCGTCCCGCGAAATGATTTATTTGTTGAAATTGATATTTCCGCTTATCACCCTACTCTTGCTGCTTCCCTTGTTGGTTATACTTTTGACCATGAAGATATTCATGCTTCGTTTGCGGAAATGTATAAAGTGGATTACAAAAAAGCTAAAGAGTTAACATTTAAACAACTATACGGAGGAGTTTTCGAGCAGTATAAAGAGCTAGAATTCTTTAAACAAGTAAGTGTATATATAGATAATTTATGGAATAACTACACCGAAAATGGGTGGATAGAGAGTCCAACCTCTGGGTATCAGTTTTGCGAGGACAAATTAGATAGCATGAACCCACAAAAGTTATTCAATTACGTTCTACAGAATTTGGAGACGTCAACAAACGTTGGTATATTGATGCAAATACATAAATTATTAAGAGGTAAGAAAACCAAAATTGTATTGTACACATATGATTCGTTTTTGTTTGATCTTGCTAAAGATGAGGAAAGTATTTTAACAGAAATTAAAGAAATATTTAAAAAATTTGAACTAAATATAAAAGTTGCGCATGGAACCAGTTATGACTTTACCGGAAATTGACTATATGTATGGGGGATACGATTTTGAACATTCCCTAAACAATATAGATGTGAATAATAAGTTATTTTGTACTTTTGTTACTGAAGTAAGCATAGACGATGTAGTAACATCGATCTCTAACTCATATAGTATTATGTACAATAAAATGTTTGTGCTATTTATTAAAAGCACAGGCGAATACGTTATTACTTATAACGTAGACCAAGGTAATGTGAATAACATTCCAGACAATACAATCTTAGTACATAGAAAAAAAGAAACCAATACTTTATATACTATCAACGCACTCAACACTTTAATTAAGGCCCTAAACGGTGGTGTAGTTGACCCTAAATTTAAAGTAGATTGGCAACATTATAGAAACTGTATTTTGTTGACTCAAGGTAATGAATTGAGACAATTGAATACTAAGGTTCATAAGATTATTGAACTTTAATTTGGTTATTAAAAATTTGTTTTGTATATTTAATTGTTTTATAAATTTGATTAGTTATGGATTTAAATGAAATCAAGAACCGCTTGAACAATCTTCAAGCCAAAAGTGCTCCTCGAGGTGAGCAGAAAAACCTCTTCTGGAAACCATCCGTTGGTAAACAGACAGTTCGTGTTGTACCTTCTAAGTTCAACAAATCTAACCCATTTACAGAGATGTTCTTTTACTACGGTATTGGAAACCGAGTAATGGTATCACCTTTGAATTTTGGTGAAAAAGATCCTATTGCTGAATTCGCAAAACAATTGCGTCAAACAAGCGATAAGGATAACTGGCGTTTGGCTAAAAAGCTTGATGCTAAAATGCGTGTCTTTGCTCCTGTAATTGTACGTGGTGAAGAGTCTGAAGGTGTTAAATTGTGGCAGTTTGGTAAAGAAATTTACGAGGCATTTTTGCAATTAGCTGCAGATGAGGAAGTAGGTGACTTCACAGACGTTGCTACAGGTCGTGACATTAAATTGAACACTGTAGGTCCTGAATCAACTGGTACTCCTTACAACCGTACTACAATCGGCCCATCAATGAAAACTTCAGCTTTGAGTGAAGATGCAACTGAAATTGAATCATGGTTGGAAACTCAAGTTGATCCTAAAACGGTATTTAAAAAGTATTCGTTTGACGAAATGAAAGAAGCTCTCCAAGAATGGTTAGCTCCTGAAGATGAAGCTCAAGAAGGAGACATCATTGATGATGAAAAAGAGGAAGAAGTAGTAGCAGCTACTCCTCAAAAGAATTATGCTTTGAAAACACCTGCTCCTAAAGTGAGCAATGCAGATAAGTTTGATTCATTGTTCGAAGAAGAGGAAGACGATCTTCCATTCTAAATTAATTACATACTATGGCAAGAGGTAAAAAAAGCGAATCGCTTACGGCGGCTGTATCAGCCGAATTAAAATCAAAATTCGATCTTGATAAATTCAAGTCGAAAAAAATGATTAACAGCAGTGTTAAATTCAAGCCTCAATCTTGGATTCCGCTTTCCCCTGCCTTTCAAGAAGTAACCAGTGTGCCCGGTATTCCAACCGGCCACATTGTGTTGCTCCGAGGTCACTCTGATACAGGTAAAACTACTGCTTTAATTGAAGCAGCAGTAAATGCTCAAAAAATGGGCATTTTACCTGTTTTCATTGTTACCGAGATGAAATGGAACTGGGAACACGCAATGCAGATGGGTCTCGAAGTTGAGACTGTTGTTGATGAAGAAACTGGTGAGATTACTGATTACAAAGGTCAATTTATTTATATTGACCGTGAATCGCTTCACACTATCGAGGACGTAGCAGCGTTTATTTTAGATTTGTTGGATGAACAGAAAAAAGGTAATTTGCCTTATGATTTGTGTTTCTTTTGGGACTCAATCGGCTCAATTCCTTGTGAAATGTCTGTTAAATCAAACAAAAACAACAACGAATGGAATGCTGGAGCTATGTCTACCCAGTTTAGCAACAATGTTAACCAAAAAGTAGTAATGTCTCGTAAAGAGTCATCACCTTACACCAACACTTTGGTTTGTATCAATAAGGTATGGGCAGCAAAACCCGAAATGCCTATGGGACAACCAAAAATGATGAATAAAGGTGGTTTTGCTATGTGGTATGATGCAACATTTGTAGTTACATTTGGTAATATTGCAAATGCAGGTACTAACAAAATCAAAGCTATTAAAGATGGTAAGCAAGTTGAATTTGCTAAACGAACCAATCTTCAGGTTGATAAAAACCACATCAATGGGATTACTACCAGAGGTAAAATTGTGATGACTCCTCATGGCTTTATTGAAGATAATGATAAAGCTCTTAAAGCATATAAGGATGATCACGTTGCTGAATGGAGTAGAATTCTTGGCGGTATGGATTTTGATATCTTTGAAGAAAACGATAGTTTTGAACCGATCAATGCATTTGATCAAGAACCAGAATAAACAATGACACAGAAAGACTACCTAAAACTCCTCAATAATATTACTGAGGATAAGGAATTCGAATCCTCTAAAGAGCACGATCGAGTTTTATTGATTGATGGATTAAATTTATTTTTCCGAAATTTTGCTATGATGAACTTCGTTAACGAAGCTGGAGTTCATATTGGGGGTTTAGGTGGTTTTCTGCGTTCATTAGGATCCTTAATTAATCAAATTCAACCAACTGCCGTGTATGTAGTGTTCGATGGAGTTGGTTCTTCTACTAATAGGAAGAACCTTCTCCCCGAATACAAATCAGGTAGACATACTCATCGTATTACTAATTGGGAGATATTTGATGATTTAGATGATGAACATAATTCCAAAATTGAACAAATTGTACGTTTAGTACATTATTTACGTTGTTTACCCGTTAGAACTATTTCTATCGATAAAGCCGAGGCAGACGACATTATCGCTTATTATAGCAAATATCTACCTAAAGAATACAATTCTAAAGTTATCATCGTATCTAGCGATAAAGATTTTATTCAATTAGTAGATAAAAATGTTACTGTGTTTAGACCGATGGAAAAAACATTCTATCAAAAGCAAACAGTACAAGATAAATTTAATGTGTTAGCAGAAAATTTTATTCTGTACAAAACACTATTAGGTGACTCCTCGGATAAAATTGCTGGTATTAAAGGATTAGGTGAAAAAGGAATATTTAAAAAATTTCCTGAATTACAAGATCGCCCCTTAACAATGAATGATATTTATGATATCTCGGTTGCTAAGTTAAAGGATCACGTAGTGTATGCTCGTATTGTACAAGATTGGGATCGTTTAGAAAAAAATTATCAACTAATGAATTTAGATAATCCTATTTTGGAAGATGATGATATCGAATATCTTGAAGAATCTACAAAATTGCCCCTTTCAGCTTTGAAATCTGAGGCTTTTTTACGACTTTATAACGAAGATGGAATTGGGAAAATAATTCGCAATGTAGATTTTTGGTTACGAGACATTTTTAAAGTATTAAACAGTTTTAGCAAATAAGTTATATGACA